ATGGCCGCATTGGCAATGGCCAGCAATTCCTGCAAGTGGCTGTTGAACTCAAACACGCTGAAGGCTTGGCGCACGTCCTCCAAGTCGTCCTTGGCCAGCCAGATCTTGTTTGGCGTGATCTCGTAGCTGCCATTCTGGGGAATGACCATGCCCTTCTTCATGACGATCTGGCCACCCAATGACGTGCGGCCGTTGTCCATCACCTGTCGCCAGGCGGAATTGACCACGCGCTGCTGGTGGTCCAGCTCGTCCGGCATGCCGTAGCCGAACGGGGAGTCGTCGGCCTTGCGCCAGTTCCAGACATCAACGGGCAGCGTCTTGTCGGCCACCCACGACTCCATGGCGCCGATGATCTTGTCGTTGACGATGATCAGCACGCCGAAAGTGACGTCGGTCAGCGGGTCGCCCTGCGTGCGGGTGGACAGCAACTCCATCTCATCAGGCTCAATCTCGCCGTGGTAAGTCCACATTTCATAGGTGTCGTCGCGCACCACGTCACGCATGACGCGGCCCTCGGCCACGCGCACGCGGGTGGGCGATGAGCGCAGCACCTCGCGGATGGCGTCAGAGTCATAGCCGGGCAGGCCCACAAGGGCGCGCAATTCTTTGCGGTTGACGTTGCGGCGCAGGAAGAAACCCCGGCCACGCTGGTGGTCGTTGCCGCATGACGGGTCGAAGAACGTGTCCCATGGATCCCAGCGCATGGTGGCGGGCACGATGGACTCGTTGATCTGCAGCTCTTGCGTGCCGTCTGGTCGGGGAATCCACACCTTGCTGGTCTGCCGGGCGGGGAATGGGCCGTACAGCACCATGGTGCCAAGGCGCACACCGTCCTCGATGCCCTTGCGGCTTTCGCCGTTGTACCTGCACTCGGTCAGGCTGTCGTCGATTGATCGCTCCATGCCCTCGACGGCGGTCTTGGCCGCCTCCATCACGGCCTTGGCCTCTTGGTCTGCTGTCAGGCCAGTAGGCTGACCGGTGGCGGGGTCAACGGTCGGGTTCTGGTTGCCCATCATGCCGGCCATCTCGGGCAGGGGTGTGGGCTTGAGACCCCAATTGCGGTCGTCCACGGGGAACAGAATCTCGCACATGCGGGCGATGGCCTGGTCCACTTTGGGGCGCACGATGTTGATCACCACGCGGGAGCGGTTGCCGTCGGCCGCCTTGCGGGCAGGTGGGCCATTGCGCAGGGTGCTCTCAAACTCGCCCGTGCCTTCGGTCTTTTCACCAAAGTACAGCTGGGCGTCCTTGCGCCAGCGCTTTTCCACGTCGCTGCTGGCGCGGTGTTCTACCCATTCGTCGCGCATCTTGGTGAACACGCCGTGCAGCTTGTCCACCTCTTGGCGGCTTTGCTGGTCGTACTGCTCTTTGGTCATCACATCGTCGCCGACCATCATGGCCACTTCTGGGGGAAAGTCGTTTGTTTTCATTGGGTTTATTTCAATATCCTGTTATGTGATCAACCGCGGCGGCAAACGGGTCAAGGACATTCATTGCGGCGCCCCACTCATCTTCCTCGTCCGGCCATGGCAGAGACAGGTTTGGTTCGTCCAAGCGGGCTAGGGCGTCCATGCCGTCATCGTAGCGCCCAACCGGGAATGTGGAGTATTCGACCTCAATCAAGTCTTGCACCAGGTCGCGCTCAACATCCTGCTGGTCGGTGTACTTGAGCTGCTGCGGAAACCACATGCGGCCACCCTCAAACCACGGGATCAGGCGGCGGATGCGGGCGTTCTTCTCGACAGCGCCGGCCACCTCATGGATCTTGAACCGGTACTGACGCTGCTCCATTTCGTGCTGGATGTGGGCAATGTCGCCCATCATTCCGTATCGCTCATAGCGCACCTGCATCGGCTTGTGCTTCTTGTGCAGAGCGAACAACTTGTCGGCGCGCTGCGTCAGGCCCAGCCGGTCAACAACGCCATCCAGCAGGTAAGCGTTGCCGTCCGAGGCCAAGCCCACCACCCACATCACGGTGCGATCGGACTTTTTGCGTTTGGTTGTGGCCGTCTTGTTTGGGTCGCCGGCCGGGTCAACAAGGATTACCTTGTTCATCTTCTTTGGGGCCACGTTGTAGCGGCTGATCCATGAGCGTTTGAACTCAGCACCCTCAAGCGGGCGGGGCTCTTGCTGGTACAGCGAGATCCATGAGCGCGGGTCGGCTTGGGCCTGCAGCACCATGGCATCGGTGAACCATTCCTTCCACAGTCGCTCACCCGGTTCACGGCCTAGCGGGTCCGCGTCACCGGCAATCATGGGCAGCTTGATGACCTTCCAACGCTGGGGCTCGCGCTCAAGCAGGCGGCCAGCCAAGTCGTCTTCGTGCCAGCGGGTCATAATCACCACAATGCGGCCGCCGGGCTTGAGTCGGGTCAGCAGGTCGTTGGTCCACCATTCCCATGTCTTCTCGCGAACGCGGTCACTGTCGGCGTCCTCGCGGCTTCGCACTGGGTCATCAACCACAATCAGGTCGCCACGCCGGCCGGTGATAGATCCGCCCACGCCAACGGCCGTGTATTCGCCGCCAAGGTTGGTGCCCCATCGGCCAGCGGCCGTGCTGTCGGAGGCAAGCTGCACGTTGAACAAGTTCTTGAACTGGATGTCGTCTACGCCGTTGCGCACCCGGCGGCCAAAGCGCTCAGCCAGCTCGGTGGTGTGCGACGCGGCGATGATCGAAAGCTGCGGGTTGCGGCCTGCAAAGTACTCAGGAAAATAGACCGAGCCATAGGTTGACTTGGCGGAGCCTGGCGGCATCATCACCAGCAGGCGGTCGCATTCACCCTTCTCCACCTCGTCCAGCGCATCGGTCAGCAGCTTGTGGTGCGGGGCCAGACTCATGTCCTCCGGTAGCCGATAGCGGCAATACTCGGTGAATGTCTCGCGGGCTTTGCGGCGCGCCAGCAATTCAATGGCTGCATCGGCAGAGGTGATCACTGGGCCTGCTCCTTGCCGGCTTGAGCTGCGATCTTCATCAGTTCCTCGTCGGTCATGGCCAGCAGCTTGACCGGCCCACCGTTGGCGCCCGTCAGCTCCACCTTGCTCTTGTCCCCATAGGCTGCAGCGTGCAGCTTGCTCGCCACCTTCAGGTTCACATCAATGGCGGTGCGCAGGCCAGCCGCGTCACCCAATGCGGCTGCCGTGCGGCCGTAGTCCACCGCTGCATCCACCAGCGCGTGGGCTCGCTCAATGCCCGCATTGGCGTACTTGTCGCGGGTCTCTTCGTTGGTCATCAGGATCTGTCGCAGTTGCCAAAACGTAGGGCGAAACGGCAGGCTGTCGGCAATCACCTGGAATGACTCGCCCAGAACGTAGCGGTTGAATACCTCGTCGGCTGCGGCAAGCACGTTGGCCTTGAGCTGCTCGGCGGCGGCGCGCTGGGGCAGTCTGTGCAAGGCGGTTCCGATGCGGTTGTCTTTTTGCTTGGTCATGGGTTTTGGTGGGTGGCCCCTCGGTCATCCTGCCTCGAAGGGAGACAACCATCTTGACGGGAGCCGGGGGCCAAAAATGAAAAAGCCCGCACTGGGCGGGCTGGTTTGGGGCGTACTGCCCCGGGCGCTACTCTACACGAAGGTGATACACCCGTCAAATTCTAGTCGTCAATGGACTGCGGAAGCCGGGTCAGGCCTTGCCGGGTGCACAAGGCCAGGAAGCGCACGGCCGCCTCGACCGTCTCGCGGTCGGTCTTCATGCCCCACTCTTTGCGCAGGTATATCAAGCAGGCGGCAACGGCTGGTTCAAGCCGGGCGTTAATGTTGCGGCCGCCCAGCTTGCGCCGGTACTTGCGCTGGCGCTCTGCTATCGTCATGGCGTCCTTCTTGCGCGACCGAAAACCCTTCTTCTTGGTCAGCGCATCAGGGCCGAGGTCTTGCGTCATGTCAGCGCCACCACCAGTACAGCGCAGGCTACCAGCATCATGGCCAAGGTTCGCAGCATCCACTTGGCCAGCAGGTGGATGTGCTCACGCCACGACGTGGCCAGCGGCTCGCGGTCAATCATCTTGCGGCCTATGCGAGCGGTCATGCCATTTCCTTTTGTTTCGTTGTAGCCACCAGCACCAGCGCTCGCTCCATCTCCTGCACGGTGCATTCCTCCAGTTGCTGGGTGTGGATCTCCATGCCAGCCTTGATCAATTGCATCTCAGGCCCAGTGAACAGAAACCTGCCGGTGCGCTCGCCGCGGTCGTGCGCTGCGTAGGCCGCAGCCTTGGCGGCGTTCAGCTCGGGCAGCCAGTCGGTGCCCAGCCTGGGGTTGATGCGCGGCAAACACACGGCCATGTCAAAGGCCTCGCGCATGGTGTGCGAGTGAATGCCCTCGCCGTGGCCCAGAATCAGCGCATCCATGGCCGCCACGTTGGCCAGCTTGAGGCTGGTGCCCGCCTTGGGCACGCTGCCTACGGGCTTAAAGCCGGCCCTGATCCAGCTCATGTTGTCCAAGCGCACGCCCTTGGGTCTGTAGCTGCTGCGCTTTCTCATGGCTGGCCCTCCACCAATTTGCCGCCGCACCCTGGGCAAAAGCGCACATTGTTTTCACCATGCCCGCCATCGGTGAAGGTCCACACCACGCCACAACTGGCATTAAAAGTGTCGGGCATGTTGGGGTCGTTTGATTTCGTCCAGGTGCAGGGTGCTGGCTGTGCG